TGTTTATACATATTCGTGGGATAAAGCAAGATGGGACAGATTAAGAAACGAGGGTTGGATAGATGTATGGAGACATCGTAATAGAACAACTATAATGTACTCTGTATTTAAGACCTCGTGGAAATGCTCTCAAATGATTAGTAGGATATATCGTATCCTATTAGGTGAGGAAGACTTACCCACTTCAGAACGAAGTGTATTTTATAAAAATAAATCATATACAGATAAAGTTTACAATAAAGCTATAGATGATATGATAAAAGATAAAGATAGATAATGGGATTTAAACTAGGTAAAGAAAGAGGTAATTATGCTGTTGGTGGCGAAATCAAAACAAAAATGCGTTTTGGTAAAGAAGCTGGTAGCGAAGCGTCTGTACCTGGTACACCTGTTATAAGAAAACCATTAGCAGAAGGTATACTTGGTGAAGCTAATATGGATGGTAGTATATATATTAGTAATAAAATAATACCAGGTAGTGAAGAAGAAAGACAAGTTATAAACCATGAAATGAGACACGCTACAGACATGAAGCTTGGTAAACTAGCGTACGGAGATGATTTTGTTAGTTATAATGGTGAGATTTTTGAAAGAAAAACTATTAATGGTAAAGATATGATAATAGTAGATGGTGTTGCAAAAGAAGCGGGTAGTGAAGGTTTTCCGTGGGAAAAAGATGCTAATAATAGAAATAAAAACGGAACTGTATAATGTGGAAATTATTTAAAGATAAAAATGATATAAACGAAAAAAATGTAGTTGGTTTTATTTCTTTTGCTGTAATGGTGTTGTTTGCTATTATAGATTTAGCTACAGCTATTATATACATGGGATATGTAGGAGGTGGAGAATTAGAAATTAACGATACTATATATAATTCTTTTGTTATGGTAACATTAGGGTGTTTTGGTATTAGTGCGTTTGAAAAAATAAAAAAATAAAATGAGTGTATTGACTCTTATTGATGGTATACCATTATTTACAACTGTACAACAAGCTATTGATTGGGGTGCACAATATAATATTCAAGGATACCACACTCACACTTATAATGGTATAGTTGGTTATATGTCTGGTAATAATCACAGTCAAATGGTATCTGTTGTTTCTTTAGCGCAAGTACCAGAAGAAGTACAAGAAAGTTTTAATGTGGTTGAAGAAACACCCGTTATTGAAGAATATGAAGATATTGAATACTTAGAAGAAGAAACTGATGAAACATATGCGCCAATAATAATACAACCAACAACAACAACAACTACTACTACTACTACCACTTCAACTTCTAGTGGTGGAACTGGTGGTGGATATTAAAAATTAAATTATGCTAGGAAAATTATTTTCAAGTGGCGCTGCAGATCTTGTAAAAGGTATAGGTGGTGTTGTAGATAACTTACATACTTCTGCTGAAGAAAAACTAGAAGCAGAAAGAAAAATAAAAGAATTAATTGCTAACTACGAGGTTGAAATAGAAAAAAATATTACAGCTCGTTGGGAAGTAGATTTAAAATCAGACTCGTGGTTAAGCAAAAATGTTAGGCCACTAGTATTAATATTTTTAATAGTATGCACCATGCTATTAATATTTATAGACGCAGGTGCATTAAAGTTTAACGTTAAAGATTCATACGTTGACTTATTACAATTAGTATTAATAACAGTGATCGGTGCTTACTTCGGTGGTAGATCACTAGAAAAAGTAAAAAAATAAAATTATGGCAATATCACAAGATACAGCATATGGATTTGGTCAATTAGGGTCTTTATTCTTAGACGCTTCAGGAGCTGCAAGTCCTCCAACAGGTAAGGTTTTTGTAGCTATTACATTTTTAGCAGACACAGTATTTGACGCTTCGGGTGGCTTAGTTGCAGATACAACAAATACAGCTACTGAAGGTTTAGAATACGCAGGCACAGAAGCAGCTGCTCACAATTTAAGCGATGGTAGTGAAACAGCAATATCAGGTTCTGGAGGTTTACAAATTGATGCTTCAAATACATTTCCAAAAGGAGTTACTATTTACGGTAGATATACTGAAATAGATTTAACTTCTGGTATGTGCATAGCTTACATAGGAGAATAATGTTAGGACTAGGTAATTCAGTATCAGTTTCTACATATTCTTCAGACCCTCAATTTGGTTTAACATTTGATGGTACTGGGGATGTCATGACTATACCTGATATACAAACTATATTAAGAGGTAGTTTTACTATTAACCATTGGTTTAGGATTGCTGACTCTACGCCTAGCGTTTTTAACTTTAATGGGTTTTTTAATAATAGTAATAACTTCTTTAGATATGGAATGAATAATAGTGGGGGAAAAATAAACTATGGTTTTAAGGCAGATGGAACTATAACGGCTTCAAACGACGATGCAAACCCCGCTTTATCTGGTAATGGAGATTCTGGTTGGTATATGCTAACTTTTTCGGTTGCTTTAGCGGGAGATGGTTCTTCTGCTAGCACTATAAAAGTATATACAAACGCTAATCATATTAATGGTACTGATACAATAGCCAGGGCAAATCACACAGCTATTGAAACGGGTGGTTTAGCATTTGGATTTGGAGCTGCAACTGAAAGTGGAGGCGTACAACTTCCTTGGACAGGTAAGTTTGACGAAATAGCTATATGGAACGCAGCTTTAGACGATGATGCTATTACAGCTCTTTATGGTAGTGGAACTCCTTTAAACGCTACAGCTGATAGCGGAGACTATGACAACTCATCTGATTTAGTTCGTTACTATAGATGTAATGAAGGTTCAGGAACAACAGTTACTGATGAAACAGGTAACGCTGACGGTACATTAGTAGCTGATGCTACATACACAACAGATCACGTATACGCATAAAATTATGAACAATAACACTTACGTAATATTAAACACATCGGAAATAACAGACGAAAACTCTACTATAGATTTTTCAAAGTTATTAAACACTAACGCTAACTACTTAAGAAAAAGTAATGATGGTACAAAAGCTGTAGTAAAATACTCTGGTACGCAACCTTCTTTTTTAAATGGTAAAACAACTTATACTCACGCTGAGATATTAGTTGAAATGTCTACTGAAGACTGGTTAAAAGAAGTGTAGTATGAGCAAATACCCTAATAGAAAATACGTTATAATACCAACTAGTAAAGTTGAAGATATTGATTTTAATCAAGTAAGAGAAAAAGACGTAAAATCATTAAGGTTAAGTGAAGACGGTGAGTATACGTTTGTAAAGTTTGAAGGTAACACAACACCTGATTTCTTAGATGGATTTGCACAATATACTCACGATGAAATATTATCTATATTAAGAGACACAAGTGGAATATGGTATATAGACGAAGAAGAACAATCAACATGGCAAAGTACCGCTGAAGTATTTATTGATAATATAAAGTGGAGCAAGTATAACCCTTTTAATTGGTTTAACTAATGTTAGGCTTAGGACATAGTTTAGTGGCTGGATCTTATTTAGATAGCGCTTATGCTATGGCAAGCGCGTTTGATTTTGATGGAACAAATGACGGTTTTTTAACAAACACTGTTAATGCTCAAAGCCCGGCAGATGGAACGTTAAAACCATTAACAACAAGTCTTAGCATAGCTCTTTGGGTGAGGCTTGATGATGTTAGTGGAAGTTTTTATGAACAATCTGGAGATCAAAGATTTATTAGCTGTGTGTCAAATGGAGGTTGGTCGATTGGTTTTCAAAACAGAAGATTTAATTGTCACTTTGCCATAAATGACGCTGCTTTAAACGCTGGAACTGCACAAACTGGTTTTCGAACCGCTCGTAACGATAACAATGCCGCTAGGTATTTGTTTAAAGAAGATAACTGGCATTTTGTAGTTGCAACTTCTGATTTAGAAAACCCAACTACTTCAACTGTTACTAAATTGTATGTTGATGGTAGTCACGATCAAGCAGGTAATACTAGCGGCGGTGGTAGTGGTCCAAATGGTGAAAATTTTGGTGCAGCGATTGGTGATTCAGATAGTATAAAAACTGTTAACGCTGATGCTGGAAAAACTATAACTAGAAGATATAACGCTACAAACGGAGCTATTGATTTAGTGTTTGGTGGAAATCCAGCTTACAATTCCGGGTCAGGTGTAACTACTGTACACAACACTCTTATGTCGGGATTAATTGGTGATGTAGCTGTTTGGGAAGATTGCGTTTTAACAGGAGCTGAGGTAGAAACATTATATAATTTACACAGACCAATAGATATGTCTACAGTTCAAAATAGCAAGCTAATAGGATATTGGAGACCTACTAATGGGCTTAAAGATAGTGTTTCTGGAACAACAGGAACTTTAGTTGATGATGGAGCTATAGTTACAGCATCACCATCAACAGATGTAAGTGGATACTTTGGGTATTCATAAAATAAATAATTAATTTAAATTAAATAAAATGACAAAAAAAGAAGAAATGGTTGATTTAAAACCAGAAAAAATTACAGATGAACAATTGAAAAATGTTCAACAAGTTGTTAATAGTATAAATAGAGCTCAACTTGAAATAGGTACAATAGAACTAAGAAAACACGAAATGCTTCACGGTATATCAACTTTTAAAGAAAAGTTATCAGCTATGCAAAAAGAGTTCGAAAAAGAATATGGTACTTTTGATATTAACATCCAAGATGGAACTATAAACTACCCAGAAAATGGCGAAGCTGATAAGAAAGATTAGTGTAGGTAAAGACTACAAGAACGACGCTATGCATTATGCTGTTGGCCAAGAAGTTTACGGTGGACATACTATTTGTGATATATTAGAAGAAAAAGACAAATATTCTATTTATATTAAAAAAAATAAAGATGTTTTACCTTGGAAAGACTTTAATAAGAACATGGCTGTGTCTGTAGAGTATAACTTAGAGTACTAATGAAGAGTGTTTACAACTTTGTTGTAACACCAAAAGGAGAAAGATATAACAATAAAAAGAAAGTTGGAGATTCGGAATTAATACTTAATACCGAAATCTTCAACCATCAATATGTAAATAGAGAGGCTATAGTTATATCAACTCCAATTGTTGGTGATACAGATATAAAAGCTGGTGATACAGTTATAGTACATCATAATGTGTTTCGTAGATGGCATAACCAATATGGTGAAGAAAAAAATAGTAGAAGTTACTTTAACGAATCTACTTATTTTATAAACCACGATCAAATATTTTTATATAAAAGAAATAATAAGTGGTTAGCTCCAAAAGGTTATTGTTTTGTAAAGCCTTTAAAAGCAATAGATCAATTTAACACTGAATCTGAAAAACCTCTTCAAGGTATTATCAAGTATTCTGATGATACCGTTGAGGTTAACGATTTAGTTGGTTTTACGCCAAACAGCGAATATGAGTTTATTGTTGATGGTGAAAGACTATATCGAGTTTTATCAAATTTTATTACAATTAAATATGAATATCAAGGAGACGAAAAAGAGTATAATCCAAGCTGGGCGAAAAGCAGTTGATGAATTAATTAAAGTTGCAGAAGAAAAGATTATTACAAATACCGAAGACGATGTATCAGCTGATAGATTAAAAAATGCCGCGGCTACTAAAAAACTAGCTATATTTGACGCATTTGAAATACTTAACAGAATTCAAGAAGAAGAGAACTTGCTTGAGGGAAAAACACCTGAAGAGACAAAGAAAAAAGCTTTTAAAGGATTCGCAGAAGGCAGATCTAAGTAATGTACGAGCAAAGTTTAGTTAAAGTAATAGAGCCTGTAAAAAAAACTACGATTAGTAGACTTAATAAAGGTAAAAAATGGAAGTACGGTTATAACAAAGAACATGATATTATTGTTATATCTAAAACAGGACAAATAGGCGAAATAATAGAAATACAAGATCTAGCCATTGCATTACCAAAAGCCCCAAAGAGCGTATATACTAACGAAAAAAACAAATGGGTTAAATTTGAGTATCCAAAAGAGCTTAGTAGAATTAAAAATATATTTGATTGGCGTAATTATCCTGAAGAAAAAAAAGATCAGTGGTATGATTACATAGATGAAGAGTTTAAAAGAAGAGAAGAAGGTTTTTGGTTTATGAATAACGGTAAACCAACTTATATAGTAGGAACGCACTACATGTACTTACAGTGGAGTAAGATTGATGTCGGTGCACCTGATTTTAGAGAAGCAAATAGATTATTCTTTATATTTTGGGAAGCCTGCAAGGCAGATAAAAGATGCTACGGTATGTGTTACTTAAAAAACAGACGTAGTGGTTTTTCTTTCATGAGTTCTGCCGAAACAGTTAATTTAGCTACAATATCAAGTGATAGTAGATATGGTATACTATCTAAAACAGGTGCTGATGCTAAAAAAATGTTTACAGACAAAGTAGTACCTATTAGTATTAACTACCCTTTTTTCTTTAAACCTATTCAAGATGGTATGGACAGGCCAAAATCAGAGCTTGCATA